AATCATTTGCTTGAGAAAAAGAAAAAAACCACAAGACACATTTGTCTGCCAGGTGAAATTGTGCATTACCGCGAATTGTTGAAACCTAAAGAATTGGAGCGGGAATATGTTGACGGATTGCTGGATGTGAACAGATTGAATTGGGAAGTGTTACAGGAATTGGAAGCCGATTTGGGTCAATACGGATTCGCCGGACAAATCGGGCAAAACCCCGCTCCTCCGGGAGGCGGGATGTTTCATGTTGACGGTTTTCAAATGACAAGCGCACCGATTCCCAAAAAGGATTACCGTAAAACAGTGCGTTATTGGGATAAGGCAGGAACGGAAGGTGGAAAGAATAGTGCATACACAGTTGGTGTGAAAATGAGCAAGTTAAGAGATGGAATGTTCATTGTAGATGATGTTAAAAGAGGGAGATGGAGTAGTAATAAAAGGGAGGAAATAATAAAGCAGACGGCAAAGGCAGATGGAGAGGATGTTATTATTTTAATTGAGCAGGAACCCGGTAGTGGTGGGAAAGAGAGTGCTGAAGCAACTATCCGAAATTTGGCTGGTTATCATGTTGAAAAAGATCGGCCTACAGGAGATAAAGGTAGTAAGGAAAAACGGGCTGACCCACTGAGTGTGCAAGTTAATAATGGAAATGTTTATTTGCGGACTGCCGAATGGAACAGGGATTATAAAGAGGAATTTTCGCTATTTCCACGCTCAACATATAAAGACCAGGTGGATGCCACAAGCGGTGCATTTAATTATCTGGCAAGAAAAAAAGAAGTCAGGAGGATAACATGAAATGAAACGGGCAAGAACAAAATCGGTTTCAAAAGGAAACGGCAAGGGACATATTAAGGATATTCCTGAAAAATATCCTGTTCTCGGATTATACAGTGAATTGACAAACAGGGTGGCATTGGCTTCTCAAATGGGTTTCCAGTATCGCGGAGCCCGTGATGTTTATCAGGCACTGGGTTATCCCTTGCAATCAACATTAAAATACGGTGATTATAAAAACAGGTATATACGGCAGGATATTGCAAAAGCAATCATTGACCGCCCCGTCAAAGCTTCCTGGAAAGGGGAATTGAATGTTATTGAGACTGTTTCAAAAAACGAAACGGCGTTTGAAAAACAATGGAAGGAATTATCTGACCGGTTGAAATTAAAATCAATTTTCATCCGTGCTGACAAATTAACGGGAATAGGTCAATTTTCCATTTTATTATTGGGATTGAACGATATTGTTACAAATGAAGCGTTTAAAACACCTGTGCGTAAGACAGCGGGATTGAAGTTGTTGTATGTCAAACCGGTCGGGCAGGATAATACGTCGATCATTAAATTTGATGACAATCCGAAAAGTGAACGGTATGGTAAACCGGTATTGTATAAAGTAAGTACAAGAGTCAGGAATACTGATACGGGGGGACAAGATGTCGATTTGATTGTTCATTACACAAGGGTTGTTCATTTGGTGGAAGATGTGTTGGATGATGAGGTGTACGGAACACCGAGATTGGAAGCTGTTTTCAATCGTTTGATAGATTTGGACAAATTGGTCGGCGGGGATGCTGAGATGTTTTGGCGCGGGGCACGTCCGGGATACACAGGCAAGGTTGATCCGGATTATGAAATGACTGCGGCGGGAATGGAAGAATTAAAATCCCAGATAAATGAATTTGAAGATAATTTACGGCGTATTTTGATAAATCAAGGTGTTAGTTATGAGGCATTGGAACAACAAATCAGTGATCCGGCTTCTCATGTTGACATACAAATGATGATGATCAGTGCCGTTACGGAAATACCGAAACGAATATTGACAGGTAGTGAGCGTGGTGAGTTATCCAGTGCCCAGGACAAACAGGAATATATTTCATTCATAACATCAAGACGTGAGGAAAAAAACGAACCGATGATCTTACGCCCGTTTATTGATCATTGTGTGAATATTGGAGTTCTACCGAAACCGAAAGACGGTAAATACGTAATTGTTTGGGATAAATTATTTAGTTTGAGTGATAAGGAAAAAGTCGAGATGGGTAAAATGAGATCGGTTGCATTGAAAGAGTATGGTTTGAGTCCTGTTGCACAAGAGTTGATGCCGTTTGATATGTTTTGTGAATTTTTTATGAATATGGATACGACACAAGTTAACAGGGTGATAGAGGCGAACGGAGGAAAAGTCAGGGCTGAATCGGATTTGACGGATGAAGAAAGATATTTGTTGAAAAAGAGTGGGGATGATGTGAAAGGAGAGCCTAAGAAAATACCTGATAAAGCGGAATAAATGTGTGAAGAAGTAATTACATATGGTGATAAATTGACTTTGCATCGTGTGAGCAAATACGATCCGACATATACCACAACATTAAGAAACAGAATGGTGAGGGAGAGTAACCGTCGTTTTGATGAATTGATTGCCGTAGTAAGAAAAGCGGTTGTTGATGAGGATTGTTTCGGTTTGAAAGAATTACCGCATGCCTTATTGGAAACATCGGGGGAGAAAGCTTTTGCTTTTACCGTGAGTGAGAAGAAAGTCAGGGAATTTTTAAAGTGGTTGGAAGGGCAAGTTGAGAAAGGATTGTTAACGTGGGTTGAATTGGAAGAGATTGGGGAGAGTGTTTACCCGCTTTGGACAAATAAGTTCATACGTGAAGCCTATGAAAGAGGTGTTTCAAGGGCTCGTTCAGAATTAGGCAGGGCGGGATATGTCATGCCGGGTATTGCGGAAGTGAGTGGAGTCGGTGGAATTGGTTTTATGATGGGTGTAAGACATATTGAAAGGATTGGTTTGTTGTACAGTCGTGTTTATAGTGAGTTGCACGGGATTACGACGGCAATGGAACAACAAATAGGAAGGGTGCTGGCACAAGGGATGTTGGATGGTGATAATCCCATGAGAATTGCCCGTAAACTGGTTGCGGCGATTAACGGTAAAGGTGTTGGGGATTTGGGATTGACGGATACGTTGGGCAGATTCATACCTGCAAAACGCAGGGCGGAGATAATGGCAAGAACCGAAATAATACGTGCTCACCATCTTGGTTCCATACAAGAATACAGAAATTGGGGTGTAGCGGGTGTGAAAATAATAGCAGAGTGGTCAACGGCAGGTGATGAGCGTGTTTGTCCGCAATGTGCAAGTTTGGAAGGACAAAGATTTACATTGGATGAAATTGAGGGGATGATCCCTTTACATCCGCAATGTCGTTGTGTTGCTTTGCCCGTATCAAAAAGTGTAATGGAAAAAGGAGGAAATTAAAATGCCTTGGACAATAAAAGATGTATCAAAACATAAAAAGGGGTTATCCGATGCCGATAAAAAGAAATGGGTCAGGATAGCCAATAGCGTCAGAGCGGATTGTATTAAAAAAGGAGGCTCGGAGAAGTTTTGTGATGGAAAAGCTATTCGTATAGCTAACAGTCAGGTTAATACCAGCATGCAAATTAATTTTGAAACATTGCAGGCTTATACACCGAAGATTAAAACATTTGAAGATAAGGAATATTTGGTTGTGCCTGTTGTGATGATGACCGAAGGGGTGCATTGTGGCAGCAGAGGGCCTGTTTACCACAGTCCTGAGGAGTATGGCAAAGTAGTGGATTCCTGGAATGGAATACCTGTTACGATTACCCATCCGGTAAATAGTGAAGGGGAGTTCATACCTGCCAATTCGCCTGATGTGTTAAGTGATTTTGCTGTGGGTAGAATATTCAATACTCATTTGGATGATAATAAATTAAAAGCTGAGGCTTGGTTGGATATACAAAAAATGGCAGCAATTTCACCCGAATCACTTGAGCAGATTCAAGCGGGGGAAATAATGGAGGTAAGTGTTGGCATTTTTAGTGATGAAGAAGAAATTGAAGGAAATTGGAATGATGAACATTATATAGCTGCGGTTAAAAATTACAGACCGAACCATCTCGCTCTTTTGCCCGGAGAGACTGGGGCGTGTTCTATTGAAAAAGGCTGTGGCATTCGTGTTAATAAACAGAAAGGGGGTAATAAAAATGTGAATGTAGGTGA